CGTTAGGTCGCTTGTCTCTTGTGACATGTTATTTGCTCCTTGTTATTTTTGTTTTGTTTCCCTTAAACAGATTAAAATGTTCAGAAGGCAAGTCTTGCTTTGCTTCAACTCGCTCTCTGTACAGTGCTTTGAGAGTCATTGGTTCTACCTTCAACTTTTGTGTAGGTTGATACCCATTCTTCTCAGCAAGGCTAGCGTAATCGTTCGCCTTGTTATCTTCGCCACGACCAAAGGAAACAGTAATCTCATTTTTAATAAGATCACCTAGGTCGTTATCTCGAAGCCATTTAAACGCGCCTTCCCTATTTGCAACAGGGATAGTGGCGCTAAAAACTTCTTTAACTTCTATGGAAGAACCATCTTGAAGTTTAAGAGTTTTTAATTTCATTTGTTCCATAATTTCTGGAATCACTTCTGCAGAAATTTTATCAGCTCTTTCTTTTTTCATTTTTAAATTTGCCTCTGCAGCTTCTATTTCATTTTCTAATCGTTGAAGATCTATTACATAGTTAGAAAGACTTCTAACATTTTCAAGTTCATCAACTTGTTGCGGAGCATCCTCCACAAACATTTTTTCTAAGTTTTCATTACTCATCGATTTCTCCTTTCTCATATAAATCAAACTCAAGAGGATAATAAGTTTGCTCTTGTCTATCCCATTTTAAACTTTTAGCTCTACCATTATTTACTTTAGCAATAACAGCTCCCACCATAAATATAATTTGGGGATCTCCTGATAATAACAAATAATCCTTATCAGAAAAATCTTTTAAAAGTCTTTCAAGTTTATGTTTAATGGGTCCAGGACTCATTACAACTTGACTATCTTCTCTTAAAAGGACTTTAAGTTTACCATATTTTTGAGCTCCTATAATGTTAAATTTAGGACGCCCTGCTCGGGTTCCTGGTACTTCTTGTAATACATATACTATAGGTTCTTTATCCTCGGTATTTTCTTTCATTGACATTGTCTACTTTATATTATAAGGCTTGTCAATAGAAAGAAGAATATATTATGAAATATAAATTTAAAACTAAACCCTACGCCCATCAATTAAAAGCGTTAGAGCTTTCATGGGATAAAAAAGTATTTGCATATTTTATGGAAATGGGAACAGGTAAAACTAAAGTAGCTATTGATAATATCTCTATGCTTTACGATAAAGGTAAAATTAATGGAGCTTTAATTATAGCTCCTAAAGGAGTTTATAAAAATTGGTATGCTGAAGAACTTCCTACCCATTTAGCTAAACATGTAGAACATAAAACAGTTTTATGGCAAGCTACTATCAATAAAAAACAACAAAAATTACTTGATACTTTGTTTGAGCCTGGAGAAGATTTACACATTCTTATTATGAATGTGGAAGCTTTTAGTACTCAAAAAGGTGTAGAGTTTGCTGGTAAATTTTTAAATTGTCACAATACTTTTATGGCAATAGATGAATCTACAACCATTAAAAATCCAGGGGCCAAACGTACAAAAAATATTGTAGGTTTAGGTAAGTATGCCAAGTTTCGTAGAATTATGACAGGATCTCCGGTAACTAAATCTCCATTAGATCTATTTAAACAATGCGAATTTTTAGATGAATTTTTATTAGATCATTCTTCTTACTACACTTTTAGAACCCGTTATGCCATTATGCGTAAAGCTCATTTCAACGGTAGATCAGTAGAAATTGTAGTAGGTTATAAAAATCTAGGGGAACTTTCAGATAAACTAAAACCTTTTTCTTACAGAGTATTAAAAGACGATTGTTTAGATTTACCTAAAAAAACTTTTATGAAAAGGACTATTACTTTATCTGCCGAACAAGATAAAGTTTATAAACAAATGAAGCAAATGGCATTGGCTCAATTAAATGGTAAAGTTATTACTACCGCTAGTGCTTTAACGCAATTAATGAGACTACACCAAATAACGTGTGGGCATTTTAAAGCAGATGATGGCTCTACGCAGGTTGTTAAAAATAACAGATTAAGTGAACTAATTGAATTATTAGAAGAAGTGGAAGGTAAAGCTGTTATATGGGCGCATTACCAATATGACGTTCAAACAATTATTGACGCAATTAAAAAAAAACACGGTGATGACTCAGTTGTAGACTATTATGGAAAAACTCCTAATGAAGAGAGACAAGATAACATTAAGAAATTTCAGTCCGACCCTAAGTGTCGGTTTCTTGTTGGAACGCCCTCTACGGGCGGCTATGGGATAACTTTGACGGCTGCTAACACCATGATTTACTATTCTAACGGATATGACTTAGAAAAGCGCCAACAGTCAGAAGCAAGAATTGACCGAATTGGACAAAAAAAACCAATGACCTATATCGACATTATATGTGAAGACACTGTTGATGAAAGAATAGTTAAAGCCTTACGTAAAAAAATAAATATAGCATCAGAGATATTAGGGGAACAATTAAAAGAATGGATATAAGAAAATGTAGGATATACGTGTGGGCGCGCTAGAATTTTATTTTTTAGAAATTTCTTGAAGGCCTGCCTCGCGGTTTAAAAATTTAAACTCCATTTTGCGAATTTCAAAATCATTTTCAATTTTCCTACAGATAGCCTCAACATTTAAATCACCACACGAATAAACATCAAACTGCATTAAAGCTGGACTTACTTCGTCCCATATATGCATAGCAATATGAGAAGTTTCTATAATAGCAACGGCTGTAATACCTCTATTACCTTTCATTTCACAATACTTTACGTAAGGACCCATAAAAATTTTCATGTTAATAGCTTTAACAAAATCAAGAAACCATTCTTTCAATAGCTTCTCTTCCACAGGGGGCTTTATTGCTTCTGCTCTTATAATTAAATGTTTATGTACTAGTAACCTATTTTGCATATCTGTCCGTAGACAGACCTAGTATAGGTTTATACTCCGTTTTGCCAGAACTATTTTTAACAGCCATGAGATATTCTTTTCGGTTTAAATTAACATCTCTATTATAGGACACGTGAACCCAGCCCGAATTTGGTTGGCCTGGTTCATAGTACTCGAGGATGAGCTGATCGAACATTAAATTTTCTTTGATCCAATCGCTGACCTTATTATTATCTACGCCAAAAATTTCAAAATCTGCCGCCATCCCTTTGCAATGTTGCGATTTGCTTGAGCTGCCTATTTTTTGGCTTAAAATTTCGTTTCGATAGCCCGAGCTAATGGTAACTACGTCGTCAAAATGGTCTCTAACGGGCTGTAGGACCCTCTCACAGAGCAATCTTAAGTTTTCTGTTTCATCTTCATTAGGGTTATTGTCCAGCCCCATACGTTCGGCTGTTTGCGATTTAGTAAGCTCTGCCAAGCTAAAATTTTTGGAAAGTTTCATGATTTTAGTGTGTAATTAATGTGAAGATAACATATCCCATGCCTGTAATTAAAGCACCAACAGACACTAATAGAATACTTTCTATTCTATGTATCTGTTTTTCAATAGAATGAATTTTATCATGAGTTTGTTTTTGCATAATTCTGCATAACTTTTCATGGGAATCTATTCTTTGCAATGCGTTATCTTTAGCCATTATACCCTTACTCCCTTGTTTCTAAGCTTAATAGCTTTTTCTTCGTTAGATAGTAATGCATCCTCTACTCTTGTCAAGCCCGTTTTTTGATCAACATTAACTGGTTGAGTAGAAGCCTGTAATACCTGGTCTGATACATCTGTTGTTTTTAGTGTCTGATTAGGAACTATTTGAGGGAGCTGTCTACTTACTATTTTTTTAGGTTGTTGTTCTGTAATATTTGGTAACACCATAGATGTTTTGTCATCTTCTACTTCTTTGTCTTCTTCTTTTACTCTAGGATCTTTACCTGTAATAAAATATTCGTTTAGTTCTGCATCACTTAATCCAAGTGGAACTCTTATCCATTTTCTTCTAATATCTCTTATTTTTTCAATGTCATAAATATCTCTTAATTCTAATTTATTATTTTTATAAAGATCCGTATTATTTATTCTTCTTAATATACTTGGGAAGATAGATGTATATTCAAAAGGTGGTAAGTTAGCTGGATCAAATACTCCTTGATACATTAAACTTAGAGTCTGGTGTGAAAATCCTTTTCTATCTTTAACTTGAGCCCAAATCTCCGCGTTAGTCATTTTTAAATCATCTCTTAAAAATTTTACAAAATCATACAATCTACTGTACTCTCGGTATCTATTTGCCTGAAGCTCTTCAAATTTTTTAGTAAATAAAAATGGATCTAAAAGAAGTTTATTAACATCTGTTGCTTCTCTAATAAAATCTCTTTGTGTTGAAGTAATTCTGTCAGTAAATCCACTTATAACATATGTAATACTTCCTTTAGGGTCTTGTCTTTCAAGACCTATTCCAAGAACTGTTTTAAAAAGTTTGTTGATAGTGTTAATTTCTTTACCTGACCTAGTTAGTTCGCCTTCAGCTGCTCCTAATACTTGACCTGCGTTCTTGGCTGTTGTTGGCTCAAGATCTTCCCATATATGAGCGTAGATTTTAGCTAAAATTTCTCCTGGAGCATCATTTCTTATATCATATACTACTGATCCCGATTCTGTAATTCCATTGTTTCCTATTCCTCCTGTCCACCTAGATGGAGCTACGTCTACAACCGCTTTAAAAAATAAACCTGGAGTTATAAAAGGTTCAAACATTAAGTAGATAGCCCCTGGCGTATCTTCCTCTACGTTGTAGAAAAATGCATTGTAAAATCTTTGTCCCATACTCCAGTCATCCTTAACTGGGTTGAATAATTCTTGAGTCATTACTGCGAAGGCATCTTGCATTCCTTCATAAGGGTTTTCTCTGGTCCAGTTTAAAGTCCAGAATCTACCATCTTCATCTGGTTTACTTACTGCAAATAAAGTGGATGTTTTATCGTAGTAAGGAACGAACCATCTTTTATATTTTGCCATCCATTCTTCATCTAGACCTGTAAGAGCACTGGTAAATAGACTTATTCCTTTTTCAATACCATAAAATGTAGCTGATAAACCCATAAACCTTTTAGCACCCATTTGTCTTAGGAAAGGATTACTTGAACTCATTTCTCTCATAGCATAGGTCATAGTATTAAAAGTATTTCTAATGTTTTCTGATCTAAACGCTATGAAATTTCCTAATGGAAAACGTCTCCAGTTTTTAACTAACGTGGGTACAATATTATAGTTAGGATAAACATCTTTAATATATTTCCCTGCAATTTCTTTTAAAGCATCCCCATATGTTTTTTCAGTTCCATCAATTCTTAAAGGGTTCCATTTCATACCAAACACTTCTCTCATTTGATTAGAAACTAGGTCTTTCCAATTGTAAGGAACGGTTCTACCTTTATCTACAATAAAACCTAGACGTTTAGCATTCGCTACAGTTAATCCTCTAATAGGAATAGCTGCCAGCAATTGAGATTTTGTAAACTCATAGCCGTAAGCTTTCCATACACTGTCTGAACCTTGATAAAACTCTGTAGCTTTTCTAAAGATAGGATTTTTTAATAAATATTTAAACAACTGACCCGTGTTAGCAAATCGTCCTTTAACAATATCCCCTATGACTGCTTCCATTTCTCCTGCTACAATAGAAGAATCTAAAATTCCAACCTCAGTCCATTCGGTTAATTTTTTTCTCATAGCAAGAGGATTAACTTTTCCTGATCCTACTACATCGCCAAAAACAAATTTCATGGCTTCCATTACACTTGCGTTAGGACCAACATGTCCTTGCATAATAGAAAAGAACATAGCTGTTTCAAAGTTTCTTGATTGAGTCATTAAAGATAAAACTGTTTTACTTAATTGAGAAGCAGTCTTGGCGGCTAGGAATGGTTGATACCACCACCATTGTAATACTGCATCAGAAGCCAATGCGTCAGATCTAATTGCATTAGCAATAGCTGTGGTTGTGTAATAGTTGCCACCTTTATGAGCATATATTTTTGCTATATCAATATTAGAGGTTCGAGCTATTTGTGAAATAGGAACTAAAGATTTAGCTACCCATTCTTGAACCCCTTCTATAGCAAATTTTTTAGGGTCCGTTACAATCCACCCTGATTTTAAACCCTCTCTTAAAATACTTTTGTGAACAAATAAGTGTGATAACAGTTCGGCTTGAGAGGATACGGTGTCCATAATAATGGCAGTGCCATCATCAACTTTACCCATTAAAGCTTCGATTACTTTTGGAAGTTGTTGTTTTGGTTTTAAAATTCCATCTGGACTAACTAATTTTTTAATTTCATTTAATCTTCCAATAGGACTACTTCCTTCTTTACCAAATTGTAAAATGTCATCTACTTTTTGAGAAGCTATTCTATTTAATAAACTCCATTTTTTAGAGCCGGCTCTAACATTTTTAAATGCAGGGTCTGTTCTTTTAATTAAGTCTACAAAGTATTTTTGAGCTGCTTCTATTTCAGCTTTATTAGGTTTAAAAGTTCCTTGAAATATTTTATATGAAGTAGTTAGATATTTTCCCATTCCATCTACAATTTCTTTTTTAATTTCTTGGTTCTTTACAAACGGTTTAATTCTTTGACTTAATTTTTCTATTAACTTTTGAATATCTTTAGCTGGTTGTCTTAGAACTGCTGGTAAAGCCTCAAGTTTTATATCTCCTTTAAGATAAGCAATGACATCATCCCAATATTGTTTTCCACTTTGAGAGCTGGATGTAGTCATTATTCTATTAGCAAAACCTTTGTTCAACATAGTATAAACAGCTCTATCTATTTGACCTATAAGAAGTCCAACTTCTTTTTTATATCTTCTTACCATTTGTTCACCTTGCTGAAGTATTTGACTTGCTTCTTTAGTCCAAGGCCCTCTTACTCTTAAACTAGGTAGAATTTTTTCTTCAATTGTAGCTGCTAATCTTTCTCTCCATGGTCCCATAGTAGTAGAAAAAAATCCCCAGTTTTTATAAGGAGGAATTTTTAAAACTTTACTTCCAATAAATCCTCCAGCATTTCTAATTCCTTTTACTAGTTGTGGAAGTCCTGTTTTTCTACTTGCCATTATTTTTGCTATAGGGTTCATCACTATACTAGCTGGCTTTGACACTACTCTACCAGCAAATTTTGTTGTACCCCATATTCCTTTACCGGCTATAGGAATTGCTTTAGTTAACCCTGCAAATAAAGCAACACCTTCTACTCCATGAAGTAATTTTCTTTTTAAAATATAAGAAGCTTTTTCTTTTTTAGTAAGTTTTTCGTACCACTCTTTATCTTTTAAAGGAATTAAGTTTTCTTTAGTAAGACCAAATTGATGAAGAGCCTGAGTAGCTCCTTCAGTTATTAACATATCTTGAGGAGTGTCATCAGTAAGGCCTTGTCCTATTCCCCACTTAACCGGTAATCCCCAGAAACCCATCCTCTGTGCAATGCTTGAAGCGTATTTAATATTACCAAACTCATCGGCTATTTCTTTTCCGTATTTATCTAGTTTAGGTTTTTTCTTTGAAAGCTGTTTAGTAGTTTCTTTAAACCATCCCGGTGCAACTTTTCCAATACTCCATTTAAATGCTTTAAGTACTCGTCCTCCTAAAAAAACATCTATTCCAAACTGAGCTAATCCTTCTACTAATTCTTGAAAAATACTTTCTTGTGCAAAAGGTGAAAGTTTATTTGGATATTTAATATCGTCTGCTTTAGGCCAGTTAGCTTCTATCCATTCAACAGCGCTGGCTGCATTTTCAGGGCCCACCTTATCAATAAGACTAGAAATAGTTAGTGTTAAACCTCTAGCACTATCTCCTAAAGCTTCTGTAACTGCTAGTCCAGCTTTAGTTCGTTTTTTACCAAGCCATTCTTTTTGATATTTTCTTCCCCATGCATCTTCTCTCATTTGAATATTATAAAGATGCTCTCCTAAATCATTATAAAAATTAAATCTTTTTGCGCTTTCTTCTGTAACTTGTTCAGGGTTTTCTTTAAGTAATTTTTTAATTTTTTTAGGATACAGCAATATGTTATCAGCGCCTGCTTCTTTAGCAGCTTTTTCTGATCCCCATTTTTTAAGTGTTTGTAAATAGTCGGTAACTATTTCAGGGTTGTCTTTAAAAATATCTAGGTATAATAAAACTTTTTCATGATCTTTTGTTCCTAAAGTGTTTACATAGCTACGATCTTCGTCGGAGATAATGTCATTAGTTTTTCCTAAGGTCGAAACGTCTATACCTATTCTTTCAGAAATTTTTTTATTAATGTCTGATGCTTCAGTATTGGAAGTGTTTCCTTTTAATCTTTCTTGTATAACAGCGTCAACATCAACCGCGTTGCTATTGTTTGTATTTTTTTCTAATCTTTTTTTAATAATAGCATTAATATCGAGAATTTTTTTCTCAATTTTCTTATTTTCGTTTTCTTGTTCGCTATTGGGAAATGTGTTTTGTTCTGCCATTCATTCTACACTGTCTCCGTGTCCATAGGTAAGACCAGAGTCACTCCGTATTTGTTGTTGAAAGCATAGATATCAGCTTGAGTACTTATGTCAGAAAAATCGGCGAAGGCATCTTCATTATAATAAATTAATTGTACAACTTCATCACTAACCTCAGCAGGTATGGCTGCTCTAAATTCTTCATAAGGCATTTGAACTACGGGTTGTTGTCCATCAACAGTTTCTGTTTCTGAAACTTGAATGTCTTGGTTAGGAGTCATAATATTTTCGGTTGCTGTAAAACTAGCTTGTTGAGGTTCAGCTGCTTGAGCTTGTCCTGCAGTTCCTGGATAAGATTGTTGCAATCCAACTCTACCACCTTTAGCAAAAGTCTCCCCCATACCTATCATTACATATATATTTCCTACTATCTGAGCAGCTTGTTCTGCAGCTTTTGTTGGATCCAGTTGTATTTGTGTAGCACTAGCATTATCTAGAATGGCTTTCGTAAGATTAGCAATTAGTTTTGGTTTATTACTTTTCATTACTATTTCTTGAATCATTTTATTTTTTGTATCCTCATCAATATCTGTTCTAGATTTAATTTCTGCAATCATTCCCCCTGTAGCTGTATTTTCAAAAGCGTTTGCAATTTCTGCTACGTTAATTGCTCCTTCGTTAGCTAACTTTTGAGTTAACATTTTAATCTCTGCATCTGTTGTGGCTTCATAAATAGTTTTAGCACCTTCAACACCTGCTTCTCCCGCTGCTATTTGTGCTGCAGCTATTTTGTCTAGATAGTCTCTTCTTTTATCCATTACTTTTTCGTATCCTCGGTAACTTGTTTGACCCGCAGTCTCGTCATTACCATATTGATCTTTTTGAACATCAGAAAACGATGCAAAGTAATCTAATATATCTCCACTAGGTTCTTTAACTGCTTCAGTAATAGTTGTTTTCTGATCTGCTAGGGCTTTCTCATACTTGTCTTTGGCTTGAAGTTTATTGATAGTAGCTGCGTCTATGTCTCCTTGATAACCTCCTGGTTGAACGACCAGTCCTCTTTTATATCCTCTTCTAGGTGTATCTAACCCTGAAGTAATTCCCGTTCCTTGAACAGAGAAGCTAGCTCCTCCTCTTCTAAACATAGGTCTTTTTAAAATTCTATTAAACATTATGATACGGCTCCTCTAATCATATCTACTAGACTACCCGTTGCACCTCTACCTTCAGCCGGATTTAACATTGAATACATTTGTGAGAATCCTCCAATACCAGAAAGTAGTGGGCTCTGTGTAAATTTCTGTGTTGGTGATCCAGGCATTGCTCCAGATACTGTACCATAAACGTTTGCAACATCTGTAATTCTATCTAGTGGTAATTGATATGCAGTTTGATTAGCTGCTGCTAATTGGTTTAATTTTTGTTGTTCTAATGCTTGATCTTGTGCACCTAATGCATCCATTGCTGCAATATTTGTTTGTTGTAATCCTGGAACAAAAGTTGCCATATTTTGTAGATCAGCTAACTGTTGGTCTCTTCTTGTTAAAGCTTGGTTATATGCATCACTTTGTAATCCTGCCACTAAAGCTGCTCTGTTTCTATCTGAACCTGTTTGGTATTCTGCTTCGGCTACACCTTGTCTTGCTCCTCCATAAGCTCCTGCAGTATAAGCGTCTCCCCCAATTTGTTGTTTTTTAATAGCTGCTTGCTTATCAAATTCTTTTAATGTTTCGTCTATTACAGCTGTTTGATAAGGAGACATAAAAGCTTTATAGCCTTCAGCGGGATCCATTAATTGTTGTGTAGTAATGGCATCTACATAAGGCTGATAAGATGCAACACCTGTGCCGCCTGTAAACCCTGTAACCTGGCCACTAGCGTCTCGTTGAACTTGACCTAAACCAGAAAGGTCAGCAATTCCCTGAGCTGCTTGTTGTTGAAAAGCAGTTTGCCCTGCAACTTGAGGAGTTAATCCTCCTACATCGATAGGAGATCCTAGTTGCCCGATACCATATTTAAGAATATTTTCACCGTATGGTTGAAGGACACCAGAAGGGAGTAACCCCATTCCTGATGGATCAAATTGTTGTGCCATTAAGCGTTAGCTCCTTTTGTTTCTAAATGTTTCATTACATTATACATTCTTTGTGCACCTTTATTAATACTACCACCGCCTGCAGCTCTTACTGCATCGGCTGTCATTACAAATTCATTTCTACTTAATCGAGCTGGAACATCATCCGCTCTTTCTCTACCACCAATGTCAACAAAGCCACCAGTAGTTCTATAATCTTTTTCCATGCCTCCAAGATTCATAACACCACCACCATATCTTTGAACTCTTCCACCTTTAGCTTTCTTTTCTTCAAACATACCACTCATATCTATTATACCATTATCACCGGATTTAAGCATAATTATATTTTCCATATCTAGATTATCTGGGTGCATTTTATTAGGCACAATACTAAGCTTGCCAGTCATCGCATCTGTATTTATTACATATTTATAATTTATATCTGGGTTTTGTTCTAGATAAGCTTGTAATCCTTCGTAACCACCTTCTTCATAAATTTTATTTATCGTATCAATTTCGTTAATAGGAGATGCGTCTTGTATTTCTTCTGCTTCTTCGGGACCCATACCCATAGGTTGCATTTCGTCTACAATTCCTTGGTCTTTATACCCAATTCTTCCACCTTTTCTTAAACCCATCACACCACCATTTTTGGCATCTTCTTTTACCGCTCCACCTAATATTAATGCTTCAGCTAATTCTCTACTAATATTCATTTCTTGCATAAGTTTTTGAATTTGTGCTTCATATTTATCGGTAGGTCCAGTAGCTTGACTAGCTAAAAATTCATCTAATTTTATTAATTCTATTTCTGTTAATTGATTTAAAGGTTTATTAAACAACATCATAGCTGCTTCATTTCTACTAGCATCTACACCAGGATCAGAAGCCATTGGCCCAATCGGAAGGCCTTCTTCCATTTTAAGTTCAAAATCTCCTACTGATTCAGGGTCCATTACTTCGACATCTTCACCTTCATCTACAAACCCTTGAGATCTATAATTACTTCTACCACCTTTTCTTAGTCCCATGATACCACCATTTTTTACATCAATCATTTCTTCAGCTTGAACTTCTACTCCCATTCCTTGAGGAGTTTTACCTTGTTCGTCTGCTTGAATCATACTCATAGCCATGTCCATAAGAATTTTCATAATTTCTTCGTCGCTTTTCCCCATAGCTTTTAATCTTTCATAATGTTCTGCGTGTAAACTTTTAATTAATTCTGCAAGTTCAGGTGGCATATCTGGGCCTCCTGGTGCTTCAGATACATCTTCTTGCATAGAAACTTGTTCAACCAATGGACCAATTCCTTCTTGGTATGTTGGACGAGATCCAGTTGCTAGACTCATTAAACCTCCGTTCGCTGCAAGAGCAGTAAAGTCTGTTACATCTGCTTTGGTAGCCGGTCTATTAAATACTGTCATAGGAGTAAGATTAGTTTCAATAGCTTTCTGTGCAACTTTAGCTGCTTCTTTTTGTTGAGCTATATAATCATCGTAAGATTTTTGAATCAACTCATTTTGTTTCTTTTTGCTTTTGTAATCTAAATAGGCTTTTCCGCCTGAAAGGACTATATCAGCTCCTGTTTTTACTATATCCCACCAATTGGCCATAATTTTTAATTCTCCTTGAAAATGTTATACTCTTTGAGTGCAGGTATTTTGCCTGAATATATACTATTACTAGCTTTTACCAAATAAATCAAGAGGAGGCATGATTACTTTGACATCTTTTCTTAAGTCTTCTGGGGGAATATTAGCTGCTTTATAGGCTGCTTCATCCTTATACACTTCTCCTGTTTTAATATTAGTAAAAGTTTCTATTATTTCTGTTGGTTCAATTACTGGCACATCTTGGCCATCTACTTTAACTGTTTTTGTCATTATGCTCTATCCTGTTGTAATACGCTTAAAGTACAGACTACTCCTGCACCTCCGCTTGATGTTACTTTAATGGCGTCTGCTTCTTCTAAAACTAAAACAGTGCTGCCTTCTCCTTCAAGTATTTCTACTTTAGCATCCGCTGCTACACTTGAACTTTTAGCATAAAAAGTAGTTGTGCCTGCACTGCTATCTACTACTTCAATAGTTAGATTAGTAGTACCTGCTACTCCATTAAATATAGAAAGTGATTTAACAATTCCTACGGTTGCAGCTGGTACTGTATAAATAGTTTCAGCTCCTGTTCCTGTAGTAGTAAAGATGCTATTTTTATATGCATTTGCCATGTCTTTTTCTTATCCTAACTTAATCTACAAATAAAGTAAAGGCTTCTAGTTCGTCCTTTAATTGTTGTTGATATGTAGTATTCATTTTTTGTACAATTGAAATAACATTGTTTGCCAAGTTTTGAACATTTTGTTGATCAAATTCTGGTCCTTCAATTGTTGCAACCACTTCTGATATTTTAGCCATTATCTTCTACCTCCTGCATGTATGTCTAATCTAAAAGTTCCTAGTCGCCAGTTTTCACCGGTCCCTGTATTTGCTACTCTAAATGCAATTTGTCTTGCTCTTACCCTAGTGTTAAGTTGGGTTGTTGAAGTAGTAGCGGTATAGTTATTAGCTACCGCAACACTATTAGGAAAAGCTTTAGTTGTCAGTCTTACTTGAGCATCGCCTGTTTGAGCTCCAAAGTCAGGTATAAATCTACTAATTCTCATTATATATTCTCCTTCTCCTGGTAGCCCTTGATCTTTACTTATATCGTAATCTCCTGATTCAATACTTGCTGTAATTGCATTAGTAGTACCACTAGCAAAAACTTCATCTGTTCCTACTTCATGTTGCCAAAAATAACTTGCTCCATTTGTAACTCCGTTAACTTCAGGAGCAGTAGGAGCAACAGCTGTTTTGTATTGTGTAGCATAAGGTTTTCCATAAACTCCTTCTGGCGTCCAAGTAGTTCTTGCTAAAGAAGATGTAGTCCAAATAGGGTCTCTGTCTGTAGATTCTATATAATTATAACTTACGGAACGATTCACTTCATCAGATCCTTGGCTACAATAAAACCAAGTTATTTCTCCAAATAAATTATTTACTGCTCCATGAATTTGTTGGTTAGCATTAACATTAATGTTTTCAAAAACATAGTCTTCTACCAAACAAGGCATACTGTATACTCGGCCTCCTGTGTATTTAAAAAATCCATTTGGTCCCATCCAATAAGCTACACCGTCTATTTCAACAGGTGCATGCTGACTAGATATACCGCAATTAGTTCCAACTTGTTCAAAACCAAAAGTAAATGGCTGTCCTACAAACTTCATAGTATACATTGCTGTATCTGACCATACATATAAAGCTGTTTTACCTGCAATAACTGCCATTAATTTAGATCCATCAGGTAATCTTTGGAACCCAGCTGTATTAGTTGCACTAGGAGTATAAGAATCTGTTGCATTAATACTTTCTTGATCCGAAAATCTTACAAACATATCATCTTGTGTTCCTGCACTACCTATTGTGGTTTCGGTTCCAATAAACACTAAATGTCTATCAGGAGTAGAAACAGCCATGTCTCTTGAAGAAGTCGGCGCATTTGCTAAAACAGTTGCTCTAACAGTTAAACCAGATCCGCTATCTGGATCCCATTCAAATACTTTTTTATTATGTACTAAAGCCAATAAGTTTTCTCCATAATTAGTTAGTCTCCATTGTCCTGGTTCTAATACAACTTGAGCTGATGTACTTGCACTACCCCAACCTACATAGCTACTTGCATCATAAACCGTAGCTCCATTCAAGTGAGAAGATCTTGTACTTCCGCTGTATGCTCTTGTAATTCCTGTTACTTTGTTTCCTGTAATTCCTGTGTATCCAATCAACTCGTTTCCTACTTGAATAACTTCTGTAGATGAAGAAGGAACTGTAAATCCTGAAGTTGATGTTAAAGTAATTTCTGTGGCTGAACCATTATTACCATTAGCATCATCAGCTAACGCTCCATTTAAAGTAGTTAGTGTAGGTGGAATAACTCTACCACCAAAAGTGTTAGTTCCCCATCCATAACCATAACCTTGAGTAACTGGTCCTATTGCATAATAAGGATCAATAGTTGTTGTTGCTACTGCTCCTCCAGTTCCCGTTTCATTATTATTAGTCAGAAGAGTCATCTTAATAGTTAAAGTTTTAGTACTAGGGGTACTTAAGACTTCAAATAAATCGTTATCAAAATCAGCTGCTATAAAAGAACTTGAAGGTGGAGCACTAAAAACTGTAGTACCATTTCTACATAATATAATATCTCCTACTTCTAGATTGTGAGCAGATGAAAAAGTAAGAGTAATTATATCGGAACCATTTGTAGTTCCAATTGCTACCCCGGCTTGAGATTTTGTAGTATCTAATGGAGTAATATCATAAACTGCTCCTTCAAAATAAACATAAAGCATTTTATTAGTTCCAATTGCTACATATTTATTTCCAGCTCTATCTACCCAAGCATGTTGGTCTCTTCCAGCTCCTACTAAATTACTAGATGTAAGCTGTTGCCAACCTCCTATCTTCTCAGGATAACTATATCTAAATCGCATGTAATCGCCATTTACCCAACGACCTTCTGCTCCTGTATCTGAGGATTGTTTATCTAACCCCGGTTTTAATGTGATTTTTGTTAACATATAATCTCCTAATTGAAATTATACTAGATCGAATGATTTATCAATATGATAAAGTCGGGGGAATCGTGGTGGAGTTCCCCCAACCAGATTTAATTTTAACTTATTTTTTAGGTAATGTAAAGCCTTTATACCAAGCAGGGAGTCCTAAAAACGGACGCTTATCAAACTGATTTTCTTTGGCTAGTTTAGAACCTTTTTTATTATAGTGTAAAAACACTTGACCACAATCTTTACCTGTAAATTCTTCTCTCCAATGTTCCAAATCACATCCAGAATATATCAACATATCTCCTGGATCTAAATTTACTTCAACACCAGCTTGACCCTTGTTACCTGTTGGATCTAAATAGATTGGCCATGGGTCACCACCTAAATTTAAAGTTGTAGATATTTCACAAGAGTATCGGTCTTTATGTCTTGCTAAAACATCCCCTTGTTTATAAATTCTTGCATAAGAATAAGTCTCAGATAATTTTAATCCTGTATTTTTTTCCATAACCGGTTTTACTTTTTGTAATAATGTCTCCATTACTATATCAGCATAATGAGAGTATGTATTAGGAACTTGTGTGTCATGCCACACACCAAAATACTCTGTAAAAGGAGAAATATATTTTTGATCCAATAAAAATCTAGCCACCTTTCTTTTATTTAAGAAATAGGCAAAACAAAAGTCAGCCAGTTCTTTACTTATAACTTTTTTTAAAACTTGATATTTATTTTTTTTGAACGACATTTAATACTCCTTTCGGTATAGCTTGACAGTTCCAATGTATAAACCTAAACGGTTCGTAGCCTAAATCAACAATATATTGATGTGGCATATAAGACGGAAAGAACATTAGTTTTCCGGGCTCAATATCATAATTAACTTGTGTACTTGCATATGTAAGTTTTGTTTTATCTTTTTCTGGTAAAAGATTCATTACATTACCTGGTCTTGGATCTTCAAATATAGGTCGTGATGTCTTTTTGCTAGCCTTTAAAAAATAAAAACCAGAGATATGACCATTCCAATGAGTATGTAAAGTATGATGACCTCCACCTTTTTTAGCAAATTCTTGTACCCACATCTCTGTAATAAATACTTGATAATTTGTTAAATCAAAACCCATTTCTACCAATAGATTATGAGATGTAGCACCTATGTAATCTTGTAATTCTAAAAAATCAGGATCATTAATTAAAGATGTTGAATGAAATACATGAGCTAAATCACCTTTATCACCCAATGTTTTATTTCTTTTATTTAAAAGATCTTTTGAATTTTTTTTAGATTCTTCTATGTATTTTTCTGATGCTTGGTTTAATTTATCTACAAACGCAGGTTCATCTGCAAACCATATAGGACATTTAAATAACTCTTCTCTAGCTAAAGTTTTAGGAAAAGTTATTTTATTTTTTTCTTTTCTTCTTTTTTGTTTTAATTTTTTATTCTTCATTTATAAGGCCATCCTAAATTCCAGATTACTAAACTATGTCTTGATCCTTTTTTAACTGGACATACTCTATGCCAAACAAATCCAGGGAATACTACTAGAGACCCTTTAGGCAATATTTCTTTGCATTTATGTATATTGGGTTTTTTATCTGGATCTAAATTTCTAAAATCAAATTCTAATTCTCCACCCTTATATTCTTTAGGATCGGATAATGTTACTGTTACAGACAGCTTTCTAATTTTACCATTAGCTGGATCCCCTTTTTGTCTTTGATAAGGTTTATCCCAACCATCACAATGCCAATCATAATATTGACCTTTATTATACTTAGTAAATTGACATGCTTCTGAAAAATCCCATTGAAAATTCCAACCAGCATTAATATTTGCTGTATGAACATAGGGTTGGATTTCTTTATAAATCCATCTGTCGTCCATCCAAACAATATTAGAATCTCTTTTCTTTTTTAAATCTTTAATTTGTTTTTGATTTAATTTTTTTGTATCACCAAAACCACCTGTAGTAGCTAAACCATCTTGTAATTGTTTTCCATAACGAACAATATCATCACAGATTCTGTGAGGGATTGCTGATTCAAAATACCAAAAATAGTTTGTTAAATTCATATGTCTTTATACATATGTTTTATCGTAATTTAAAGAAAGAGTAAAGAGAATTAAGAAACAGTTACAGTATTTGTTCCACTTACAGTAAATTTAGCTATTTGTGTACAACCTGGTGCAGGATTTATAGTATTTGTACCGGGAGATACTGCCACTGTAACAGCACTTGGAAATCTTAAATAAACAATTCCTGATCCACCATTAGTGTTTCCTGGTGAACTACCTCCACCACCTCCACCACCACCTCCGGTGTTAACAGTTCCATTTACACATCCAGCTCCACCACCACCAGCTCCACCAGCTCCTGGTGAACCACTTGGGGCTCTTTCACCACCTCCGCCACCACCAGCGTATGTCACAGCTGCTCCTGAAATTGAATTTGATTTACCATCTCCTCCAGGTCCTGCGTATGGACTTCCTGGGCCATTTGCTCCACCACCTCCACCACCTCTACTGTTAGGAGAAGATCCTCCTGGACTTCCATAACCTCCAAAATCACCTTGCGGTCCTCCTAAAGCTGTTGGCACTGCGGGATCATTTCCAGGGGCACGTCCTGGTCCTTGCGCACCAGTACCACCACCAGAACCTCCAGGTGATCCAGTCGCTGCAACTGGTCCACCGCCACCACCACCAGTAGCAGTTCGTGTAGAACATCCATATACAACTGAAGAGTCACTTCCATCACCATCACCTGCTGGTTGACTACAACCTGCTCCTGTTCCACCTGCTCCTACAATTACGTTATAGGTTGCGGCATTAAAAACAAGACCTGCGGCACAAGCATTACAATAAGAAGTTAGATAACCTCCAGCTCCTCCACCACCGGCTCCGTCTCCAGCTCCTCCAAATCCGCCGCCACCGCCGCCACCAACAATTAAGAAATCTGCTGTAACTTCTACCCAAGTTGATCCATCTGGCCATGTTCCATTTTCTTGAGCTGCAAATTGTGATTGTAATGACCACACACCACTTGCTTTATTTAATTCTTTTACGACTACAATTCCTGGACCACCACTATTTCCACTACCATATCCATTTGTTCCTTGAC